TTATCCTAAGGTCAATCCGCGATTCTCCGCTTCAATCTTTATCAACTGCAAAAAATTTGACATCTCGCTTGATATTTTTTCTACCGATCCTTTAATGCAAATACTGAAAGATATTTCAGGTTCCACTTTCTCCAATGGTGCAACTGCTAAAGCATCTACAGGTAAGTTAGCTTCGCTAGACTTTTGCCAGTAGTTTTTAAATTTCGAGTTTTTAATGTACAGGCTAAGGAAGTTGAAGTCAAGTATTTCGCTAGCGAGAAGTAGTTGATCGACGTCCATTTGTTCCTTTTTGAAAAAATGGTATAAGTTTCTCTCTTCAATGTTCATGAGGTCTCCAAAGGCCTTGTTTTTTAGACCCTTTCTTTTCACTCTTTTTTTTATTTCTTCCCCGATTACGAAACTCATTTGACAAAAATGTGAAAAATATTCTACCTCAATATCAATTTGTTATGAAAATAAATTGATAAAAAGGTGACATAAAATTGATATTATACAAATTATTTGCGTCTTTTGATGAAACAAAATTGATGTTTACAGAATGAATTCTAAATCCCTACTAAGTACCAAAGATCTTGAATTGCTTAAATCCAAGCTCCCCCACGGATCTATCAACAAAATAGGTGAGCTGACGGGTTTTGATAAAAGTACGGTCAGTAAAGTCTTGAAGGGTGATTTCCATAATGAAGAGGTGATCCTGGCTGCTATCAAATTGGCTCGAGAAGGTCAAAGTAAGATTGAGAACTTAAGTTCAATGATAAAGGCTCTATGAAAATTCAATTGCAAGTAGTAAACCAGAAACTTCCTGCCGGGCTCGAAGATAAAGGCGCTGAATTTTTTGTTTCTCCAGAGACGGGTAAAATAAGATGCCTTCATGCTGGAAGTGTTTTGGAATGGGATCAAATTCCAGATTATTTGCTAGAGATCGTAGCGGATGATTTAGCTAAGCATCCAGAGGCGATCAAAGCGATCAAAGATTGGAATATCCACGATTCAGATGAAATGTTGCAGCAATACATCTTCTGTAGGTTTGGTGGGTTTGATTATGAAGCTGACATTTCTACATGTGGCAACATTCTCTACACCGAGTATTTTGATTGTGGAAAGCGAGGGTTATGCAAATACGAGGGGAAAGTATGCGCAACGATCATGGTCGGTACAGATATCGATGGTAATACACAATATCTAACGAAGCGAGAGCTAGAAATATTAAAGCTTGTGGCCAATGGCAAGATCGATAAGGAAATCGCCGATATCCTAAATATTGAAGAGGAGACTGTAAAAACACATACGCAAAACATCCGTAGTAAAGGGAATTTTGCGCGACGTCCAGATATGACCGCATTCGCCGTCGCAAAGAATTTGATATAAGCTAAACAACAGTGCACGGGCCAAGGGTCGGTTGAAATATGACTGACCACTTTTAAAAAGATGTAAACCCTTAAAAAATTTAAATATGTTACTTATCCAGGTTATGCCGCACGAAAGGCACGCAATTATTACCTATCCAACAGAGGCCCGTTTAACGCCGAAAACCATCAGCTGTCAATCCAATGATCAAGCCCTCAAAAAATGGGAAGAGTACTCCCGTGCCTATATGATCAAAATGCTTAAGGGCTGGGTCAGACAACGGGACAAATCCTTTAAAAAGACCAAGACATTGACTGGTAAGCGTGCTGCAGCAGTTGATAAGGTTCAGCTCATGCTCACCATGCACGAAAACAGTCGGCTTCACGTGCTCTGCCGCAGAATAGTTCAAGACGGACGTTATTTCGCCGAGCTGTTTCCAAATAAAGAAAGTAAACAATATGCTTTCTTTAAAGGGCGAGTCGCTCCAATCCTCCTATGGGCTGATGAATACAGACAGGTTTTCAGTGTAGATAATGGGGCAGGAATCAAAACGGTATAACCATGGGAAATAGAAAATTACAAATAGACGTGAAAGGTCCCTCGGAATCAAATAACAATATCATGGTATGTAACCTGTACATCGATGGCCGGTGCTGCCGGTTTTACATGTCAAGAGTAGACTACGAAGCGCTTATGTATGACGGTGTATTCCTACGTGATGGGAAAACAGCAGATAGCGCGGATGTAATTAACACAACGAACCTCTACGAAGAACAACTTTAAAGTTTAATAAATGGCACTTACAATTAGATTATTGGGCATAATCAGAGATGTCCTCCCGATCGATCGATATGACGAACAGGATCCGACAAAGCGAAGACAACATATCATCTTAGATGTACCGCAGTGGACGGATCCCTTACAGATCAAAAGAGGGAAAACCGAATGCTGGAAAATCACTGTACTTAACGGTTACATAGACAAAAATAATGTCTCAACAGCTCTGATCGGCAAAGAGGTCGAAGTCGAATGTTTCATTTCGTCGAAAGAGGTGCAGCGAAATGGACAGGGACCGAAGATTTACCCGATCAGTACAAGGCTCAAGCGGATCGTATTGGTGCAGAAATGGAAGGATCCCGCTAGGGATGGCGATCTGATCAAAAGAGTTCCTTATAAAGGATAAAAATCTTGGGCGCAACTCCAATCGAACGTTCTTGCCCATTTACAACTTTGAAACAAACACGAGGCCCCTATTTGGAGGGGGGCATTTTTAACCATCTATCAACGGGGAAATGATAAGGATTATTAACACACCAGACGGCAAAAAGCACCCTATCTACGACATGGATCAGGCTTGGCAGAATCTCTTGGACATGGCGGATCTCGACGAATCCAAAATGACAGTTGCGGAGCAAAGGAACCTTAAAATGGCATTCATGTACGGTATTGCAGACATGTTCCATGTAATGACGGTTGGCTTGACAGATATACCTGATCTAGAATCCAAGACAGATTTCATGCTGCTGATAAAAAGCCAAATATCCAACTGGTGGGAAGATGCAGTCAAGACCCCATTATCAAAAAAAATCTAACACACTATTTTATGAGTAAGGTAAAAAAGCCAAGGATCATAGTCTACCATTGCAAAAGTTGCGCTACGGGAATCCATAAAATGAAGATCACTGAAAAGGAAAACGGCGGTGTTTCCATGGAGCTTAGTAACTGCGATGAATGTGGAAACACTGTTCCCGTCGTATTTGCATCAAGGGAACTAAAAAAGCTGGAGCAATGAACAGGGTAATCTATATTTCCGGACCCATAACAGGCCATCCGGATGGTAATCGCGAATCCTTTAAAGTCGTGTGCGCAGAGCTCAAGGCCAAGGGACTTTTTGTACGAAATCCGCACGAGTTCTGTTCCGACATTCCGGAAGGATCCGACTGGGAAATCTACATGCGCCGGTGCATCGTAAAACTGATGGAATGTACCGACCTGATACTGCTACCGGGTTGGCAAAAATCTAAGGGTGCGTGGATCGAGGCACGACTCGCAAAGGAACTGGGAATTACCGTGCATCCTACGCTCAAACTTTTTGAGAACAGTATTGATCAGCAACAGGAGCAATCAGCATAATTTTTAACACCAAAATTAACCCCTATGGAATTTCAAGAAAAACTATCTTCAAATCTCACACTGCACAACACAGAAACCCAGCAGACGGACAGTAATGAGCAAGCTGTCACTGTCGAGTTCAATTTCACATTTTTTGGCGAGTATTGCCGGGCTGTTATGCACCGCGATAAGCTCGACATTGACTGGCCATCCTTTGTCTTCACGGAGGCACCTTGCGAAGTGGCCGACAGTTTTGTGGATCAGTTGGAGAACGTACACTGGGAGAAACTTGTCGATTGCTTCTGCAGACACCAGGACGATCACAATCGGGAATGGGGAACCAACCAATCGGAATAATGGAAATCATCGGAGCCTTACTTCTGATCACACTCGCACGATTCGTTTATATATACTATTTCAAATTTCAAAAGCTACAAGAACAAGATGATAACACAGGAGTCGATTAACAACGTACTGGATACTGCAGATATATACGAAGTCGTAAAGGATCATGTGGACCTGACCAAACGCGGAGCGAACTATACAGGCTGCTGCCCTTTCCATGACGAAAAAACGCCATCCTTTTCGGTATCTCCTGTAAAGGGGATCTATAAATGTTTCGGCTGCGGAGCCAGTGGCAACGCGATAACCTTTATAATGGAAAAGAAAAAGCTTGAATTTCCGGACGCAGTGAGAACCCTTGCCGATAAGTTCAACCTGACGCTGGAGGAAACCCACGACCGCGAAGAGGACAAGATTGTAAAGGAAAAACGCCTGACGATGATCGATATGAACAAGGGAGCGCTGGGCAGATGGCAGAAAGCTTTCTACGATCTGCCAAAAGAGCACTGGGCATCCGTTGCAAGCCTGCAGAAGCAACGAATGCTTACAAGGGAATCCATAGCCGAGTTTCAGATCGGCTACGCGCCAGATGAATGGAGGTTCATCACCAAGCACATCGTCGACGGCGGATTTTACGAATTTGGAAATGAAATGGGCCTTATCTCACGGAATGACAAGGGCGATACCTACGACTTTTTTCGAAACCGGATCATTTTTCCTATACATGACATGAGGGGCCAGATCATTGGTTTCTGCGGACGTAAAGCTTTTGATAATAACGAGGACCGCGCGCCCAAATACATTAACAGCAAGGAATCCATGCTCTATAAGAAGAATTCTGTGCTATACGGGATATTCCAGGCACAATCAGAGATTCGCAAGCAGGGAGTGGCCATTGTCGTAGAGGGACAGGTCGACGTAATTATGATGCACCAAGCCGGGATCAAGAACACCGTATGCCCGGGAGGAACCGCGCTTACCGCCAAACATGCGGAGATCCTGAAAAAGATGTGCAAGAAAGTGATCTTGATGTTCGATGGCGATAAGGCAGGAAAGGAAGCGACACTAAAGGCCATCGATGTGCTGATCGAACAGGAACTGAATGTGGTTGTGGTGCCCATAAGGGACAACGATGATCCGGACGTGCTTGTCCGGAGTGAATTCCCGGAGTGCTGTGTGGATGAGGAAATTGAGATCGCAGAGGAAGGCAAGTAAGATGGATAACAAGGTACTACAGTATATCACCGATAAATCAGTGGACGGTGTAATGTTCAAGGCCGCTGCGCTTATGGAAGTGGCGGGAACTGACATGCACGCGGTCAATGACGCAATCGGACAAATGGCGCAGATGATATCCCTGATCGAATCGGACTATCTACGGGGCGAGTATATGGATTCCATCTGTGCGGATTTTAAAAAGATCAAGATAGCAAGCCTGAAGCGTCGGGTAAACATGATCCGCAAGGAACGCGAAGATACCGTCGAAACTGTTGAAGTTGTCCAAGCTCCGGTCAACAAGTCCTTAAACAATCCGATAGAGCTGTATATCCGCGAAAGGTCCATTGACGGGATCCTTTACAAGGCAGACGTTTTACTGCAAATTCCGGACAACGACACACATGCAGAAAACGAAGCGCTCGGCAGGATTGCCGAAATGCTTGCCATCCTTGATTCTGATTTCCTTCGTGACGAATACGTTAGCAAGATCGTGGCCAAGCACAAAAAGGTGAAAGCGCCAAGTCTGATCAAGCGTGTGGGCGATCTCGAGAAAAGACGTAAGGAAGCAGTGCAGGAGCTAGCAGAAAAGGAACGCGCAATCCCCTCGTGGATCAATACGGAGCGGTTCTGGACGGCCGGCTTTGATGCCAAGATCGATGGCGTGGACAAGACCGGATTCTGGTTCCATATGGGCAAGGACGGCGCGAGGCGCATGACGAATTTTGTTATGACTCCCCTCATCCACATCTATTCCAAGGACGAAAACGCCAACCGCCGTTTGACCGAGGTTCACAATGGTAGATCCAAAGCAATATTGGAACTACCCTCCAAGGCCTTTTCGTCGGTTGACCAGTTCGAATCGATCCTGATGAATGAGGGGGTCTACTTTACAATGGACGGATTTACAAAATCACACCTGAACAAGCTCAAAGCAGAGCTGCTGGGCGAATACCCAAAATGTTTCGAGCTCAAGACGCTCGGTTGGCAGCCGGAGGGATTCTGGGCCTATTCCAATAAGATATACAAGGATTCGCTTGTTTCCTTCAACGAGTACGGCTTTACAGAGATCGATGGTGTTAACTACCTATCGATGGCAGCGAGCGAGATCAAGGGCGAATTTCGCGCTGAGGATGATCTATACGAGAACGACAGGTTCCTGCAGTGGAGCAAGCCTTCGATCGATTTTTCCGAATGGTCCAAGATGATGGTCGGTGCCTACGGCGATAATGGAAAGATTGGGATCATGTACGCTTTCGTATCGCTCTTCCGGGATATCGTTTACGCCCTCAACAGTAGCTGCCCGCACCTTTATGCTCATGGCCCGGTTGGATCTGGGAAGTCAGCTTATGCAGAGTCGATATCTAACCTGTTTTTTAAGGAAATGAAATTTTTCAACCTAAACCAGGGGACTGATTTTGCTTTTTTCAATCGCCTTGAGAGGTTTAGGAATTGTCCTGTTGGATTTAATGAATTCGATGAAAACGCCATCAAGGAAGAATGGTTCCGTGCGATCAAGTCGGCATTCGACGGTGAAGGCCGTGAAAAGGGATCCATGACCAGGAAGAAAAAAACAGAGGTGCAGCAGATCCTCTGCACGATTATCCTTATTGGCCAATTTCTATCTACCAAGGATGATGCCTCGGTACTAACCAGGACAATCCCGGCAAAGATTAGTGGTAGCTCGCGCACAGACGAACAGATCGCCACGTTCCAAAGATTGAAGGCACACGAGAAAGCCGGTCTCGGCGGAATACTCGTCGAACTGTTACAGCACCGGACATTGATCGAAAGCCGTTATTCCGATGCCTACGCTAAGGAATTTAAGAAACTAACGGAGTCATTTCGGGCGGACGGCCTTAAAGTTAAGACCAGGATACAGAATAATTTCTGCACGATGCTAACAATGCGTGTAATACTCCAGGGACATATCAATTTTCCTTTCACCTACGAAGAATTTTTCCTGCAGATGAAAACCGATATCGTGAAACTCTCCGGCCAGATAGCCGAATCCGATTCATTGGCAGCTTTCTGGAAGACCATGGAATTCCTAGCTGATCAGAAAATGATCATCGATGGATATGATTTCAAAATCGAAACGAAGAACGAGATCCCGCTCATCGTGCCACGCAGCGAACGCGAGGATGGCAAGGACACGAAGGTGCATACATTCTCCGAACCAAAGAAGCTTCTTTATCTGCGGATGAACAACATCCATCCACACTATATGAATGCCATTAGGCAACAGACCGGGAAGACCGGTCTGAATGTGGAAACCATTGTAAATTTTATGAAGGATCTCGATGGATATCTAGGCATGATAAAGTCCACCAGTTTCCGCAACAAATCGGAGAGTAAGATCTCCAATGCCTACATACTGGACTACGATTCACTTAATCTGAACCTGGAAAAGACCGATGAACCGGTTGGAGTGGAGAGGGAGCTCGAGGGAGAGGTGAAATGGAACGATGCCGAAGTTGTGCAGGTCTATGGTAAGCCAAAGGTAAAATGGCTTATGGTCGAGGACATGAGCTACGAGCAGGACGGCATGCAGGTAAAGAACATCGTGAACATAACATGCTATTCCGAAGAACTGGAGATGGCCAAGCGTCTCACCAAGGGCGTCAAGGTCAAGCTGAAGGGACAGTATGTGGAGCGAAGATTTGCTGAGGGCGGTCGCGGCGACATGATAGTGGACACGATCAAGATATTGGGGCCAATGTCGGCTCCGGTACCGGAAGATGAGACACAGCAAGAATTTCCCTGGGAACAAAAATCATGATAGCATACAAGGACCGCAAGCGCTACTACCTGCACGCCAAGATGAAAGAATTCGGGTTCACGTTGGATATCACCAGACACGAGGTGGATGTATTCCCCTATTCCTGTCTAGAGGAAATACCGGTGGGACCTCGGTACTATGTCAATCAGCTGATCAAAATGGGATATAACGTACAGATCAAAATGTTCTAGATATGGAAAATTTCTTTTACGGACAGCATATCATCGACCACAGGTCGCGCAAGTTCAAGCTCACCGAGCTATACTGGTCGGTTGGAAAGTTTGACGATAGGTCACCATACCATACGATCGAGTTCAACAACGGATGCTTGTCGCATATACAGGGAAATTTTGAAGACTGTCGGCTCTCCAAGATCGGATTTGTCGGAGAGGACGGCAATCTAACGGTACTTACAATAGAACAGGCTCGGCACTACGTTGCCCAGCGCTACCTAAAATTTGAATAATGATCATGATACTGGAGTTTACAGAACAGGAACAGATAGCCTACCTATCCAGGCGCGGATATGAGATCTCGGTCAAAACCGAAATCCAGTATTATGGCCCGGAAGAAATAGAGGTTCCAAAGCGGATCGCCACCAAGGGTGGTACTACGGAAGATCTTGACCGCGCGTTCCGGAGGGAAATAAAAAGATCAATACTGGAACGATGAACGGAAATAAGCTGACGGATAACGATCGCGCAAAGATATACGGCGAATGGCTGACCGGAGGTTACACACTCTACCAGTTAAGCCAGCGGTATAACGTTTCGCAGGCTACCGTCAGCAACATAATATCAAAGAAGTTGAACAACAAAAAAAGAAAATGAGCAGTCAACAGCAAGCGGCAAAATTTCCGGTAGATCTCTCGACGTGGACAAAGATCAGTGGAGAGGAGGATCTGCCGACAAACGAAGACAAGCGTTACGATATGTACTTCCATTCTGCCCTAAAAGAGGAATGTGATTACTGCGAGGCGCTGACGATTTGGGACCTGAAGCTTTTCTATGCGAACGGCTTTATAACGCATTACCGCGAGAGTAGGCATGGCAGATCGTTCCGGCGCAAGAGTGAGGATATCGGAATGAGAAATTACGGATTAACAATTTAAAACATATAAAACTTTAAACACCATCAATATGGCACTTTCATTTAAAACAGTACAAGAGGCGTACACAATTTTTAACGAATTACAACGGACGGTCGTTCCGGAACTAGACATCCGGTCCTATCCTGCCGATATGTCCCAATGGTCATGGGAGAAAAAGGATAACCCTCCCGTGCTGCAGGTTCTGGGCTGGGACAGGAAAAGCGATGACGGATGGGAAAACCTATTCTTCTTCGTCGAGGATCCATCGATTGAACTGAAACATAAATTCGATGAGCTGAACTCGATAAAAGGAAATACCTCAATGTTTAAGAAATACAAGGACAATAGTGACTTGTGGATCATTGGTTGGATTTAAGGTAGAGAAAATTGCATTCAAAAATTTAAAGAATGAGACTATTAACCATTTTAATCCTGATCCTGATCTGCTCATGCAAGAAGGAAGATATCAAACCTAAAAAGGTCGATTACAATTTCCGGTGTTTTAAATGCCGGGTTCCAATTAAAGATTCACTAATAAAGTACAAATAAGATAACTATGAAAATACTAATTACAGGACCGGCAGGTTCGGGTAAAACCACTAAAGCAAGAGAGCTCTTAAAACGAATGAATGTACCATTTACGATAAACCTTGGCCACTGTTCCCCTCCTGATTTAAAAACATGGCCATCTGGGGCTGTCCTATTTGATGAAATACCATCCGTGGAGGCCTTGGCCTTGCGCGTTGCTTTGGCTGAGAAAAAGAAATTTCATGCAGTTTTCGTTTGGCAGGGTAAAGTCAACGAGTTGCCAAAACACCTTAAGCAACGCTTTTCGCAGGTGATAAATTTAAAAACGACTATCAGGAGCGAAGAAAAAGCCATCAAAAGCTAAACGGAGAACATGATGAGAAGAAAATTTAAAACCACCGATCCGGTTTATACTACCAAAACAACGCGCCTGAAAGGGAAACAGATTGCTCCGGCTGGCCATATATACCTTTCCATTTTTTTTCAGGCAAATGGCGGTACCCACAAGTATACTCGACTGTTACCGTCATCGGCCATCCCTGCGGAAGAAAGCGCGCGCAAGGAATACCTAGACGATTTTTATAGGTCGTCCCTCGCTAAATTTCTACTTGCGCAAAGACGTAAGCGCAGGACGCCCGGAGTATGCACAGAGTGCGGATGCACAGAGAAGGATTGCCGAGACTGCATCGAGAGAACCGGCGATCCTTGCCACTGGGTAAACGATGAGCGTACGCTCTGTTCGGCATGTCAGGAAGGAGGTGAACATGTGTGAGTGCATCGAGCAGGTAGAAAAGAACATACTGCAGAAGTTGAAAGATAATCATCCGGAAAGGTCATACAACGATGCGCTTAATGCCTTTGAGGGAACGGGGATACAGAACAAGGCGTCCGGCCTGACAAATTTTGGGAAGGTATTTATCTACCACGAATTTAAAGTAGACTACACCTTCACCAAGACAAATGGAGAGCAAAGTAAAATGAAGCGTCAAACAACTAGCCTCTTTCCGGTTTACTGCTGCTTCTGCGGCAGGAAGCTGGAAAAGTCGGAATAACAATTAAAATCATTCAATCAAAACAATGGATACACTATTAGAAAACGATCTTAAGCTGGACGATGAGGTTATCTACAGCGGACTGGGCAGGGATAGATCTGCTACCATTATCAAAAGAACTAAGCGTTCAATAACGTTAAAATGTCATTTCTCCAAAGTGAAATTAACTTTCAAAAGCGGCATACCGGCGGAGGATATCGGACTTAGGAGAGCCCATCACGATAAAACAATATAAATCTGACAGCAATGGATACCCTCGAAGAACTTAAAAGCGAAGTAGCGAAAATCGGTCGGGAGATAGACAGCTGTCTCTTTGAACTCTATCGTAATATAAAGATGCAGCACAGTTATATTTGCGAAATACCGGTACACAGCGTACACTTTTACACTGTATACGACAAAGTGATCGATTCTTACCAAATCTACACAGAGTTTAAGCGTGAAGCTGAACGTCTGCAGAGCATGGCTCGACAACCAAACCATCAATACAGGGTTAAAGCTACTTTAGTAGGATTACAAAAACTTTATGGAGCTATTGAACTGTATGTCATTAATCTATTGCGTTTTCGGTGCATAGAGGATGCTACATCCGTTTGGAAGGTAACTGGAATGCAGGTCGACCTTCCTGAAGCATTTCGTTATACAATCCCTCGCAACATTCGTATGGAATATTTCCTACGTACGCTGATCGCTGCGGGTAAGATGGGAATTAAAGGGAAGACGATATATGAAATTTATGAGCAACTTCAATCCGTATTGGACAAAAGGCGTGCTGGAGGGCGTGTCTGTGATGCTGTGTTTTATGATGAGTTGGCCACGTTTGCCAATGAGATAGGTATACGTATGTCTTTTGGTAATTTAGCCGAAGAAATGGACGAACTCGGGATATCCATGGAACATGCGGCAGTTGCCTTCAATTCCATGTCAAAGCCTAAGATTCCAAAGCCTGGTGCAATTGCCAAAAAAGGAGGTCGAAAGCAAAAGAACCGATATCGTCGATAGACAAGAGCTCCACCGGAAGGTGGGGCTTTTTATTTTTAGATAGCCAACTTTAAAATCGTATACTTTAAAAACTAAAATACTTAGTAATTTCGCCTTATGGAACAGTTGAAAATACACGTGCGTAACCGCGTCATATTTGCCAGGATGACCGAGGAAAAGAAACACCAATGTACAGACTATACACTCTTCGACAAAAATGGTGTATCTATTTACATCTTTCGTTATGAACGAAACACATGGAACCATGTCTATGGCCAGCTGTCCGATGATGTACGGGATGCTTGCATCGACGCATTGATTCTGCGGTTTGACTGGCAGTGTACCGATCTGTTCTACGTCGATGGAGAGCGGAAAATTGTTGACGTAAGCTTTGCCGAAGGTGGTGACCATTGGGCCGTCTGCGTCAATCGGCGCTGGAAGGGCAACATAAGACTTATTGAATCGACCATGGATCTGGTCTATAACGAACATAACAGGTGCGAAGCGCTGACCACCGACCGGCTTGAAAAATATTTCCGCTGGATACGTGAAGGCAGGATCAAGGGGAGCAAATTCGGATCGAGCCTATCCAGATGAACGTCTGTTTCCCATCTGCGACAATACCCTTTTACGGCTTTTTGTGCTTTTTTGGATCGCCTGTTCCTAATGATCCTAACGATTTTTGTCAAAAACGCGGTTTTTTGTATCACTTTTTGACCGATCCTAAAACTGCGCCTTTTTCGCTGGGCAAAATTGCCGATCTGCGATTGCAGGCAGTGAAGGCAGTTTTTAGGAAAAAAAGCCGAAAGATTTTGCGACACTTCAAAAACTATGAAAAACTGTTCCTAATGATACAAATGATACAAATCTTTATTTAAATATATATAAACCTATATTTTGACAAAAAAAGCCTTAGGAACACTTTGTATCAGTAGGAACGGTTTGTATCGTTTGTATCACTTTTTTAAAAAACCGTTCAACCGAAAGTGAACCGTAATTATTTTTGCATTTATGAATGTTTATATACCACTCCAATTAACCCTGCCAAACAAATTATATCTGTCTTCAAGGGTGAAGCTGATGCCGCATTTTACGTTGACCAAAAAGAACATTTTTGGAATCGTACTGCTGATGTCACTGAAGAGATACGACTCTTCCAAAACTAAATTTACCGATGCCGCCTCCAAGCATGAGCGGTACACTGAAACCATCAACCTCGTTGTCTCCGAAAAGATCTACCTGCGCAATGGCGTGCATCTCTCGGTACAGGACCAGATCGATTTCAACCAGATGGTGAGGTTCGAAATGATGGAGGATTTTTATGAGTACATGGACTACCATTTCCTGCTCAACAAGGTACAGCTGCGCCAGTGCATCGTTGACTGGCAGACCAAGTGCGGAATCCACGAGGATGCACTTGGCGTGCGAACGCTCGAAAAGGCCTATGAGCGCAGAAGAAAGGAAAAAATTAATACGCTAACTATGTGCAGATCAATTTCTGCATAAAAAAATCAAAAAAATCGTGTCCCGACTTGTCGCAAAATTTGACATCGACTTTCCAACAGGTCGATGTCGTTTTTTTTAGCAGCCTTTGATGTGATCATTGTGCATGATTACATCGTTTCCCAGTCGTGCGCTTTTCAATCCCGGGGGATTGTCCGCATTTTATTTCATTCCATATTATTCGGTTGCATCCATCCCGGATGTCTACAAGGGACGTACCGTCGCTCCGCTCCAGCTAAAGCCAAAGCTCGCCTTCCATAAAGGCTACGCTACACAAGAGAGCCTGAAGTTCACCGAAAAGACCACCAAGACCGATAACGGTCCATATTATCCGCAGGATCTACAAGGGTTTTACCCCGGAGATAGCGATGAAGCGCAGCACCTGTTCGCTGACATGGAGCAGCTGGGCAAACAGTTCTTTGTGATCTTCGAGGACCACCTTGGACGAAAACGCCTTGCAGGCTACGCCGGTGCGCTTGAATTTTCGGCAGATTACGATTCCGAGAACAAGCGGTACAGTTTTTCTTTCTCGGGCAACGCGCTCGAAAAAGCGCCCGTATACCCTTTTCCGGTCATTTTCTAGTCGTTTCACAGCCTTTTTTGCGGTGAATCTTTGTGCTTTAATGTTTAACTAAATCGAGCGACTTGAGTGATTTTAAACTGATATCTGCAATTCTAAGGGGCCACTGGCTCATGGATAATGCGTGGGTTGAGCGCCACCTCCCAATGATCGAGCGTATGATCTCCGGGGAAAAGGTATCGTTCGACAATGGAGAGTCCCGGACAATGGCGCTCCATTCTGCGTTGACCACCTACCACTACCGTGATGGATGGAAAAATGCGACTGCCGGTTCCATCGCTTTCTATGACCTGCGAGGGCCGATCATGCACTATGGCTATTGCGGTGATGGATCGCACGAAATGCTGCAGGCGTTCCGGGAGGCAGAAGCCAACCAGAACATTATTGCCCATTTCTTTTTGGCGGATACGCCAGGCGGTCAGGTTCAGGGAACCAAGGAACTTGCCGAGGAGATCTTCCGTAGCAATAAGAATACGGCAACGCTCGTCAACGGCGGGATGCTATGTTCCGGCGGCATGTGGATCGCCTCGGCTACAAACATGATCTATGCGACCAGCGATCTTGTGCAGGTTGGCAGCATCGGTGCCCAGATGTCTTTCGCTGACTACTCCAAGCAGGATGAAATGAACGGTATAAAACGCTTTATTATCCGTGCAAGACCATCGTTTGACAAGAATGTACTACTGGAGAAAGCAGCTAAGGGCGACGAAGCCGCACTGAAGGAACTCGAGGACGAGATCACCGTTATGGGTGAATCCATTGTAAATGCCGTAAAGCATAACCGCGGCGAGCGTCTGGTGGGAAAAGGCTGGGATTCCGGAAAAGTGTTCTATGCTCCGAAGGCTATAGAGTTCGGCCTTATCGACGGCATTGCCTCACAGGACGAGGTGATCGCCAAGCTCAAATCAACCAATTTCAAAAAATCAAAATCCCATATGAATTTAAAATTTGACAACGTAGCTGCGCTAGCCGGCAATAGTTCGGCAACGCAGGAACAGCTTGATCTTGCCAACGCAGATCTTACAGCTGCAGGTATCACCAGCCACACCATCGTAGAACAGTCCGTGATCGATGAGGCCGCGCGCGTAACCACAGAACTTGAGGCTGCAAATGTTTCCCTGACTGCAGCCAACAGCACGATCGCAACGCAGGTGACGGAAATCACGGCATTGCAGGGTAAGGTTACAACGCTTGAAGGTGTGATCGCCAAACGTGCGGTAGGTGACACTGGAACGGCAACAAAGCCGGATGCTAACAAAACAGCCGAAATCCAAACGCCTGGCGAGGAAAAGAAAATAGCAGCGCACAACAAGGCAGCTGATGCCGGCTTTTTCGGAGTATAAAAATAACCGTTAACATAAAATCCATAAACAATGGCAAAAATAAATATTGATGAAGTAGTCGCCGAGTTTGGCGAACATTATGTCGATGGCGGCCAAGGTATGCAGAACCTTCAGGCGAAGTACATGGAACGCTCACAACTTGTGAGTTCCTTTCCGTTACTTCCGACTGATGATACTGTAGTCTACAAGGCGACTGCATCGATCACCGAAGTATTACAGGCCTTCCAGACGGACTTCACGCCTAAAACCGGGTCCGAAGTCAAGTTCGAACTGGAGAGTATTCCGTTGACGCATGTAAAGATTGACGTTAAGATCAGTCCAGACGAAATCTTTCCCTCTTGGCTTGGTTTCCTTGCGTCTAACAAGCTTTCGCGCGAAGAGTGGCCGATCGTACGGTACATGACCGAAGTTTTAATACTCGGTAAATATGAAGAGGATCTTGAGATGCGCTCATCTTTCTTGGGTGAAAAAGCCGTGATCACTCCAGGTACTGCAACATCGGCCATCGGCTCGATGAACGGTATCCGTAAATTGATACGTGATGCTTTTGCGCTTGGTAAAACCAATTCCATCGCACTGGGGACCGTACCTACGGATGCAGTGGCATTCTGTAATTACGTTGAGGCATTTGTGGAAGCTATCCCGGATCTTTTACGCGAGCACATCAAGGAAATCTCGATGTCTACCAAATTGGAACGTCTATACCGCAAAGGGGTGCGCGCGAAGTACAATCAAAACTACGATCAGAAAAAGAATTTAGCCACGCTTATCGATGACGAGCACATCGTGGTAAAAGGATATCCTGGTATCGGTGCAAGCAAATTGATCTATGCAACTCCGGATGATAACAAAGCCAATCCGATGAAAGCGCCGGAGAATCAGGGACGTTTCGATGTGCAGAAGCTCGACAGAACCGTTAAGCTTCTTTCCGATTGGTGGATCGGTCTTGGTTTCTGGTATTACGGATATGTATTCCATAACGATCAGGATCTAGCGGCCTAAAAAATTAACGGTGGGCAGTAACGCCCACCCATTTTTCCATTTTACACAAATTTGAAATGTCCAATACAAAGAAAACAGAAACAAAAAAGGTGGCATATCTAGTAGTAGGTACGATCAGCGATGCCGCTAAAGTGCTTATCGAGGGACTTGTTGCCGATAAAACCTTCGAGATCGTTGACCTTGAATCGATCGACCAGGATTTACAGAAGCAGCTTTCGGTTAAAGATACTGCGATCGAACAGTTGTTAAAAGCAGGCGAAGATCTTGGCAAATTGCACGGCAAGAACATTGCCGAAAAGGACAAGGAGATCGCCACGTTGACAGGTTCGGTGACCCGGCTTACCGAAGAGCTTGGCACCTTGTCCGCTGAACTTGGAAGCGCACAAAGCGCAGCCGATCAAGGTTTCCAGACCGTCAAGTCCGGAAAGAAAACCTATCGTATCTACGGCAAGAAATGGCGTTACGAAGGGCGTGATATCACTGCCGACGATTTGAAAAAAGATCCTGCACTAGTGGCAAGCCTTGTAAAGATCGGCGTGGGCTTTTTGGTTGAACTTAACGAAAAGGAGGGCTAAACAATGAAGAAGATCTATAACATAGGTACATTCCTTTTGCTGTTGATCATGACCTCGCTATTCATGGGGAATGCAATTGCAATGGGTATCGATCATCCGGAGGCAACGTTCGCGATTTCCGGAGTAATCGGTTTTTTAGGGCTGATCCCGATGGAACAGGCCGGCGTGCTTTCCCTTGCGCTGAACGCAAAGAACATCACCTATAAACAGGGAACCTACAATCCCGGTGGTATCGAGGGCAGGGTGTACTACGCCTTTGATGAAGATATAGCCAAGTGGCCGGACCGTTTGATCAATATCGATACGTTGAACGCGACCGAATTTGCCGAGCTTGTTACCATTCCCTTAGCGGACAAGTTTGTATTTAAAACCGGCAAGTGCTTCCACGAGCTTTACTGCACACTGGAGACAGGTGAACTAAAATACTCGCTGATCGGTGCGCGTGACGGGAAATCGTTCTCCAATTCAATGGAGGTTTCCTATCCAAGCAACGATGAGGAGTTCTTGGGCTTCTTGGCATCGAGCGCAAACCGCAGACTGGTATTCCTAGTGGTCGAGCAGAACGGCAAGGTGAAGGTATTGGGCACGCCGAAGTTTCCGGCTCAGCTGGAGACGGTGGAAGGTACCACTGGTAAACTGGTCGAGGACCCTAACACCTCGGTGCAGACCTATCTTTCCAAGTCACCGATCCCAGCAGCTATCTACAAGGCTCCTATCGAAATCGCACCTGCCGCGTAATTGAAGCAATTATTGATTAGAATAATAGAAAAGCTCCCTTTCGCGGGAGCTTTTTTGTAAAACAGCAAACATGAACGAGAAAGTTGTACGATTGATCAACATCCTACAGGACCGCTTCCAGATCCCCGATCGCACGGACGGCAACAACATCCTGATGACCTTTGCCGATATTGAACGTTCTGTGGACGAAATTTGGCAAAAAAGCGAAAACTGGAGCGTGGAAAATCTATGGGATGCACTTGCCGAAATTGGCGTTCCGAACTTCACCAATACAAACCGGCAGCAGATCTTTATCCTGGTAAGGATATAGTGTCGTTTTAGGCCGTCAGCGCCTTGATACTTTTGGATCATGGCAATATCGGCAATCAAAAAGTATCTATCCCAGACCGTCCACAGCTACGAGGAAGGCCGCGTACTGTTCGAGCGCTACTCGGACGATTTGGCTTTGCAGATCGTTTTTCGTGCCGGCTCGAGCAACTACCATCACCGCCGGCTCTTGGAAGAGCTCACTATCCTTTCCGATCTCACTATCGAGGAACAAGTTGTCTCCAGTAGTACTTTAGTACCAAAGCCGGCCGTTCCGGAACTTGCCGTTTTTGACGTTCCGCAACGTCAGGTCAAGGGTGAAGATTTCAGTTCATTGCCCGAAGCCGTGCAGGATCTGCACCGCAAAAAGAATATGCACCATCGCCGCGCTATGCAGCTGTTCATCGAGATCGGCTTCACCGAGGACCAGGATCGCCGTTTGGAGATGGTGCTTGCCATGCTCGATGATCATCAAGCCGTGAACCATTACTGGAGCCTGATCGATGAGTACCGGGAAACTGGTAAGTACATTGCCGAGCACATTGCCACGATCGAGGAAAAGGTTGCCGGTACCGATCCCAAATTGATCGGCAAATCGATGGCCAACCTACAATCCAATATATCCAAGGACAAAAAGAAGCTGCTTTCCCTCCCCGATGGCCACAAGCGCGCCAAGGTGCAAAAACGCCTTGAGCTAAGGCTGAAAGAGCTGGAGCAGTTCAAAAAATTATTGGAGGACGGCGATGAGTAAGCTTATCGGGCAGGATACCAATAAGGATTACATCATGTCCTATCTAAAGGGTGATGACGACGATCCGGAGAACGTCCTAACTGCAAAGCAGCGGGACCTACTGGATTGGTATATGGATGCCTACACGCTATTTCGCAACTACAATACGATGACCGATACGATACAGGTGATGCGCAAGCTGGGCGACCGTCGTGGTAAGCCCATTTCCGCTTCAACCGCACGTAGGTATATCAACGACGCAATGGAGCTCTTCGGCAATATCTACAAGATAAAGACCGAAGTGATCAACCACATTGTGATCGAAACGCTGCTCGATGCCCGGAGCATGGCGCAGGCCATGAACAATCCGATGGCAATGGTGCAGGCAGCCAAGGAACTCAAGGCTGCAGGAGGAACGGAAGATTCTGCGGCGCTCAACGCCGAACTGATAGAGCGTCACGAGGTAAACATCAATATAGACCAGAAAGCAGAGCGCGCACTGGGCATGATCTACAAGACCGGTACCGTGGATTTCGGCGCCATGATGGATGGTCTGATCGAAGATGTGCAGCATGAGGAGGTGAAGCATGGCGGGGAATAGACCTAAGCTTGAACTTGTCCGTAATGCGATGCAGATCGTTGTCCGCAATGCCCCGCAGCGCACCGTCGTCATCGAGGGCGCTCGCGGTGTGGGAAAATCCACTGTACTTGCCGACAAGATGGAGGATATCGCGCACGAGCTGCCGCGCAGTACCAACTTCATGCAGGCCAGAACCTATCAGCAGGCGCTCACCAGAACGCTGCCGTCCACGATTTCCTCACTCAAATCCCTGGGCTACATTCCGGAGGTGCATTTTACCGTATGTAAGAAACCGACCTGGAGAAATTGGAGAGAACCTTACGAGCCGCCACAGGATTACGGCAAGGCAATTTCTTGGTATACCGGGGCGGTATGGCTCCTGCTTTCACAGGATGTCAGCTCTCGCGGACTTAACACGTGCACCGGGCTTGCCGATGAGTTCTGTGAGCTCGATCCTGTCAAGTTCCAAAAAGAGACACTGGCAACGCTACGCGGTGGTAAGCGATACTTTGAACACCATCCCAAATGGCTTTCCCAGGTATACGCATCATCCATTCCCCGGACGCAGGAGGGAAAATTCATCTATACCTATGAGACGGCAGCGCAGGCGACTCCGGACAAGATCCTATATGTGCGCGCACCGTCAAGTGTTAATTCGGATAATCTGCCTGCAGATTGGTTCACCGAGCAGCGCAGGATCATGACCAAGTACGAGTATGATATCGAAATTGGCAACATACGTCCGCGCGCGGTTGGGGGCGGTTTCTATCCGCTGTTTAACGAAAAGCGCCATACCTACGACGATTTCAATAACGATTATCTGCGCGGACTGATCGAAAATGCAGAGGGCTACGACAAGAGCAGCTTTGATGATCTGGACTGCCGCGAGGTGAACGATGTGCTGCTGGAGACGGAACTGGATATTGCCCTGGATTATGGCAAGTTCTGCTGTGTGGTTACGGGGCAGGAAAATTTTCTGAACGAGTTCCGGTTCCTGTCATCCATTACGCCTGTCAACGATGGAGAGATGATCGAGGTGCTTGTGCAGCGCTGGTGCGACTATTATCGTTTCCATCGCCTTCGCAGGGTTGTGTACTGGTATGATCAGACGGCAATGGGTAAAGATGCACGTTCACCGCTTACCTATGCCGATATCGTGATCCAAACGCTGGAAAAGAACGGCTGGGATGTGGAACGTCAGTACTATGGCGCGGCTCCGGAGCACCACGATAAATACAAGTTCTGGTCTATTGCCATGCGTAATGACCATCCGGCACTGCCGATCTTTTCCTGGAACCGGACCAAGTGCAAGTACCTTATACATTCGATCAATAACTCGGCGGCAAAGGAAGGAACCTATGGCCCTGAAAAGATCAAGACGGATGAACGTAAACAGAGCGTTGATCAGCGTTATACAACGCACCAGGGGGACGCAATGGATATGATAGGATATTTTAAGTATTCTGCTAGACTGGAATCGTCCGCTGGATTATGGATGCCTGCTAGGGCTATGTGATCGGGGTAAAAAGTCCCCGGCTTGCTTTCGTAATTCTCACAAACAAAAACTGCAAACGTATACACATTCACGGCCGGGGATAACCTTGCATGATGTACAATAGTCTGCAGTAATTTTTGTTTGTGAGAACGCAAATTTAATAAATATAAAATGAAAACAAGTAAAATTCACACCTCGGCACCCTTGCCGTTCATGGGACAGAAAAGAAGATTCCTGAAAAAATTCACGGAGATTTTGGCAACTAATTCGCCTACGGCCACTTATGTCGACCTTTTTGGCGGCAGTGGTCTGCTTGCCAACACGGTAAAAAAGCATTACCCGGATGCAAAGGTAGTCTACAACGACTACGATAACTTTTACCAACGACTGCAGCGCATCGACGCAACCAACCGCTTAGTAGCCGATCTAAGGGAACTTGTTGCCGATCTTCCGAGGGACAAGGCTATTCCCAAGGACAGACGCCGGCCAATACTGGACAGGATCAGGCACGAAGAGATCGCCACAGGATATGTTGACTATATCACCATATCAAGCAACCTGCTCTTTGCTATGAACTATGTGCATGATCTGGATACGCTTGGCCGCCAAACGTTTTATAACGTAGTGCGGGGTTCCGCGTACAATGCCGATGGTTATCTACATGGCGTGGAACGTGTCCGCATGGATTACAAGGAACTTTTCGCGCTCTACAGGAACAGACCAAACGTTGTGTTCCTTGTCGATCCACCATACCTGTCAACTGATGTTGTACCCTACAAATCTTCGTATTGGAAGCTGGGAGACTATCTTGATGTGTTGGAGGTTCTGCAGGTGCCACACTACTATTACTTCACATCGAACAAGTCGCAGATCATCGAGCTGTGTGAGTGGATGGAACGTAAGGTTCCCGGGGCGAATCCCTTCAGCCATTCTGTGGTGTACTCCCACGTTGCCCAGCCGAACCCTGCAGCTAAGTACACCGATATCATGATCGTCAAATAGCTTAGGACAATGAACAAGTACCATCTAATGCTAGAGAAGATCCTGAACAAGGGAAAGAGCCAACGCAACAACAAGGGCGATATCACCTATCTCCATAACCAAAAGCTTTCGCTCAAGCCGGCAGATCTGCTGGACATCTTTGAAGGCCACCAGATCGCCAGGCGTAAACTGTCCGGCGAGCTGGAGCTCTTCGAGAAGGGCGAACGGCTTACCGAGCGGTACCGTGAGATCGGCGTAACGTGGTGGGACTACTGCGGTCCGATCCTTATCAACTCCTATCCCACCTACTTCGAGAAGCTACCGGACTTAATTAAACAGATCAACCGGGAGAAGAGGGCGAGCAAGAACTATGTGCTGTTCCTTGGCGCGACCGGAGCCGAGAGCAACCAGAGCCCGTGCCTGTCGCTCATCCAGTTCCAGATCGAAAACGGCAAGTTGATCCTATCGGCATACCAGCGCAGCTCGGATGCCAACCTCGGTCTGCCTGCAGATATCTATCACTTGTACCTGATCTCGCGCAAGATCGATCTGCCATTGAAGGAGATCACGATGTTCCTGGGGAATGTGCACATCTATAGCAACAACATGGAAGGAACCCGGCAGTTGATCGGGGGAGACAGGCAGGTAAGGTTCGCCCTCAACGTCTAAAAAAAAAAATTGGACCGACCTCGAGGCCCCTTTCAAGGGGGCCTCGATCGAGGGTACCGAATCATATTCCGAGGGCAAAAAAAACGGAAAATGCCGTTTTTTGACAGGGCACGGCGGGGTGCTGAAAGACACTTTGCATCCTTTTTGAAACTTTTGAAACCTTCATGTTCTTGGTTTTTAGTCTTTTGCGCACAAAAAAAGTCCAATTTTTGAAAATTTTAACGTAACAGGTTGATATATAAGTATCCGCTCTTTGTGTCGTTTCGCAAAGGCCTTCAATGAGTGATTTTTGAAGTATGCAAACGATACCTCTTTCCGAAGTCTTAAAGCAGCTTGACCGATGCCGATATCAGGTATCTAAAGAGCATTTTTCCATGACCTATCTCACGTGTGATCGCACTCGGAGAAAGGGAGGACAATGGCGTACCATCGAAAAGGGACAGATTCAGGGCCTGCCATATTCAGTGCGCGATAACGAAATGCGCGGACTGGTAGATCTAGACTCGGGAATTAAGTCTGCAATCCACATCCAATTGATTTTTGAGTTTAACGGCAAACGTGTAGTAAAATGACAGGAACCCGGCACATAGAATATAGCTCGGAAGGTTTTCCGATATACGCATTTAGAGAGGGCGGATCATACGTTGCGACCTCCTCCGGCACCACCTCCAGTTCCGTTGCCGCTAAGTTGAAGGATGAGAACTTCGGCTCCGTAGTTCCCAACAAAAAAGAGTTCAGCGGTTCGCGTGAATGGGTGCCCTGGGGACGAACAGATCGCTTTCCAGATGAAGTTTTCGCGGAGGTTCGCAAATCGGGCGTGGCCATGTCCGCTTTGCGTTTGTTGAACTACAAACTTTTTGGACAGCAGCTGATCCCGGTAATCGAGGAAGGACTTGACGATAACAAGGAAATGAAGTATTCCCTTGTGAAGGACGCCGAGGTCACCGAGTTTCTGAAACGCTCGAACATCGACAGATGGCGGATATCAAATATTCAGGATTATAACTTTCTAGGCATCACGTTCCCATCATTGATGATGAACGCGGACCGCTCCAAGGTCGTCAAGGTCGGACACGATAAGGCGCGCAAGTACCGTTACTTGCCATACGACCAATCCACCGGCAGGATCGATAAGATCATGCGATCGGCAAATTTTCCTGCTCCATCTTCTGATGCACGCGACAAGGAAATCACCAAGGTGATCAATTCGGCAGACTGGTACGAAGAGGTAGAGCGCATACGTTATACCGATGGTGACCACCGGTACATTTTCCCGACGTATTTTCCGGATGCTGAATACGACTACTATCCACGTGTTGCCTGGGATGCAATCCGGGAGAACGGATGGCTGGAAATATCCAACTCCATTCCGGAATACAAGCGCGCGATCTTTAGAAACCAAAGCTCCATCAAGTACCACGTCAAGATACACCAGCAGTACTGGCTCAACAAGTTTCCAAAATGGGCCAGTATGTCTGTCGAAGCTCGGACAGTGGAAGTAAACAAACAGCTTGACGAGATGGACAAATACCTCACGGGGACAGATAACGCAATGAGGACCTTCGTTTCGTTTTTTGAGACCGATCGTAGTAACGGGAAAGAGTCTGGCCATATCATTATCGAGCCTATCGACGATAAACTTAAGTCTGACGCATACCTCCCAGATGGAGCCGCTGCCAATGCGGAAATTCTTTTCTCGATGCTTGTCAATCCTGCCGTTTTCGGCGTAGGCATGCCGGGCGGATCCTACACTGGAGGCGCAAACAATGGCGGCTCCAATATCCGGGAATCTTGGCTTGTAATGAATGCGATCAATAGCGCGGACAGAGCTATACTGTACCATATCTTCGACTTCGTGCGCGAATACAACGGCTGGAATCCAGATATGAAGCTGATCACATTGGACAAAGTGTTAACTACTACCGATACTGGACGCGGTACCAAAATTGTAAGCTGATGAATTTCTTTTCCGATATCAAGGAGGTGCAAAATTACCTCACCTCGAACGCTTCGTTTACCATAACGCGGATAAAATCACACATCCGCCGCGCAGAAAGAAAATATCTTGTCCGCGCATTAGGGCCTGCGCTATTCCGGGAGCTAGCGGATGCCTACCGCGACGCGCTGGCCACACTGGAGACTTTGAGTGATGAGGAAAAGGCGACAATTATCGCGGATGGCGCGCAGTACACGCTCGCGCCCGAACGCTATCATGAGCCGCTGCTTTTTATCCAGGATGCAGTTGCAAATATTGCCTTTATGAACGGTATGGGACAGTTGCAGATGCAGATCGGTGATAACGGCATGCGTATATCGACCAACGAAAACCAAAAAACAGCCTTCCAGTGGCAGATCGATGATCTTAAATACCAGGTTGCGCGTGATGGTTTTGCGGCAATGGATAGTCTGCTCGAGTACCTGAGCGCAAATATCGACCTGTTCGAGAACTGGAAGCAGTCGGAATACTATCTGGAGCAGGAACGGTACTTCGTGAAATCGGCCGATCGGTTCAGCCAGTCGTACTATCTTACCAATCCATACATGACTTTCGTTACGCTCCGTTACATCATGTACCGTATAGAGCAGTTCGAGGTGCAGCGCCTGATCAGTCCTGCTATATTCTCTAGGCTGAAAGGAAAAGCGGACTATTCCGACAGGGAAAAGATCTTGATCGACAATTTTCTGATACCGGGCATCGTGCTTTTAACGGTGGCCAAGGGTATTGTCGATAAGCTGATAGACGTGTCCGATATCGGCGTGCAGGCCAATCTGTACACCTACTACGAAACCCTAAAGGACTCGCGCAAGCGGGTGCCGGGATCAGACGACAGAAACCTGATGATCGAGCAATTGACCAAGGACGGAAACGAGTTCCTGGAACAGGCGCGCAACTACCTCGAGGCAAATCCGGATGAGTTCGGCGAGATCGAACCGGAAGATAGCCCAATGAACTTTAGGATCACAAACAGCGAACGTAAAATCTTTTCAATGTAAATATGATGAACGATCAATTCTCTCTGGTGCAGTTGATAATGGCCATCCTCAGCTCGAGCGTGGTGAGCTCATCCGTTACGAGCCTGTTCTCCAGACGGCAGAACGTGGCCACGGTAGATGCCACCGTCCGCAATACGCTTGGTGAGGTCATTGCAGATCTGCGCAACCAGATCGATTTCCTGAACAAACAGATTCTAAGCGCGCTTAGCCGCGAAAAAGAGTACATGGTGCTCATGACGGACACGACGAAGGAAAACAATTCCCTGCGGGCGGAGCTGACGGCGAGCCAACTGTCGATCCGGCATCTGGAGGGACTGAAACAGAAGTACGAACTAAAATTGGCCAATTATGAAACTATCAAGAAGCGGGCTGAAGCTCATTAAGGAATGGAGCGCATTGCGCATGAACGCCTACCAGGGGAAGGATGGCGTGTGGATGATCGGTTACGGATCGATCCGTTGGGAAAGCGGCGCACTTGTTAAAGAGGGCGATCGGCTTGTTTCTGTCGAGCAGGCAGATGCGCTGCTTGAATACTCGCTTCGCAATCCGATCCGCGTGGTGAATTCCCACATCAAGTGCAGATTGACACAGAACCAGTTCGATGCACTTGTTTCCCTGGTGTACGATATCAAAGGGGGGCTCTTCTACACAAGTGGACTGATCGATCTCATTGAAGCTGGGCAGACCTCGGAAGCTGCTGCATTTTTGGCTGCGCTTGATATCGCCGGATGCGAGCCTGCCGGCACAAGGACCACAGCGCAGCGCATCAATCGCCGAAAACGTGAAGCACAGATATTTAACCTGCTATAGCTATGAAAAAACTCTACTTTTTGTTAATGGTGATGATCCTCACCTCGTGCAACATGTTCCGGAAGACCTCCGAGGATATCCGGTACACCGCCTATCGCGACAGTTCCGGTACCATCGATGCGAAGGTCGATCTTAAACGCACCTACGATATACGCTCAAGCGAAGAGCTCTACGCGATGAAAGCGCAGGGATTTCGCAGCTTGACCGTGGATAAAGATGGGAACATCAAGGCCGAAGGCGAAAACGGAACACTGCTTGTGTCTGCAGGAAATAAAAAAGGATCGCAGAGCGGATCCGTTGATTCCAGCGGTAGAAAAAAACAAGAGGTACAGGTCGAGGAAGGTACCGACATAGCAAAAAACAAGGTGACCGATACTGGAGCAAAAACGCAAGGATTTTCCCTGTTGTGGATCGGTTTGGCAGTGGGAGTCGTTGCTACTTTGGTTGTCACTCATTATCTTAAAAAATACAACGTTAAATCGCGTTTACAGAAACTATGGTAAAATTTCAAATAGCCGACGGCAAAAAGGTCTACACGGCTAACATCCCGGAGAACTGGAACGAAGTTCCCGAGGAGCAGTACCCGAACTTGGCGCAGATCTATCTGAAGACTGAAAACCGGATGAACGAGTACGATAAGCTTGTGCGTTCTTTTTGTCTGCTCACGATCAGAGCCTGGGACGGGGTAAAGCTTATGAGCGACGAGCAGCTTGCCTATCACCTGCAGCACATCCATTGGGTTTTCGGTGAACTGGATCTCTCCCTTAACAAGATCCCCCAGTTCTCAATCGATGGCGTGGATTATTATGGTCCGGAGGAAGAGCTCGGAAACCTGCGCTTTGGGGAATATTGTATCGCCGAAGCACATTTCATCGCCTACTGGCAGCACAGGGACGAAAAGGCACTTGATAGGCTTATCGCGACGCTATATCGACCAAAAGGCAAGGGCAACCAATATAAAAAGGACAATCCTGATTATCGAGGCGATATCCGGGAGAAATTCAACGGTAACCTAGTCGAGCAGCGGGCGGAAGTTTTTGCGGATCTAGATTTAGCGATCCGCGACGGGATCTTCCTGTTTTACGTGAGCGCGCGCAACATCTTGGCATCCTACTATCCGCACGTTTTTCCAAAGAAACGGGCCAAGAATACACCTTTAGGAAACCAACAGGTGCCCAATTACGGCTGGCTTGGTGTTTTTGATGATCTGCTGGGTGAAAAAGGCAGGACCGCCGAAACATTGGAGGATGAGTTCCTTGCCACTACGCTCATGAGCCTCGAGCGCTCACAGATCAAGTTCCGGGATATGAAAAGAAACAGTAAAAAATAGCACGACAAATGAACCTACTCGCTTATATCAATCTGATAAAGGAATTTGCAGCCGCTGATCCCGCTCTCAAGCACCACGAAAAGCGTAACCCTGCCGTCTTTTCTGTTAGCTATGAAGATGCCGTGCCGCTTCTCTCCAGTATAACCGATCGTATGATCTTACTAGTGCCACCATACTCCAAGAATATCAGACACAATGCGGCAATGGGCTCTGTCTGGCTGAAAGATGGACTGGCCATGGCCCTGCAATACGTGCAGCCGGACGATCAGGAAACAAAGCTGCAGGTCTTCACCGAATCGGAGCAGGTACTTGATAGATTGTACGCTTTTTTAACAAAAAATCGGAATTCCAATAAACTGTACGGATTTGATCCGAACGCATGGAATTCCGATTCTATAGGTCCTGTAGGGGAAAACCACTACGGCTATTTTGCAGAGTTTAGCTTAAAGGACGGCATTTCGTTTTAATTTCCAAATGGAAAGTTGTCTGTCGGTCCAAAGACCTTTCTGTAAATTCTAACGAAAAATTCGTGATCTTCATCCATTAATTCTGAAAATCCCAGTGAAAATTCCGCATTAAGCAACTTAATAAATTCGTTAAGCAAAACTAGATAGTTATTAAGGTAGTCTGCCCTTATAAATTCGGTTTTCTCCCTTCTGCTCTCTTTTCCGAAGTGAGCAAACCATTCATTCCTTAATTTAAGAACATCTTCCGAGAATTCGTCCCAGTTGCTCAGTTCTTTCTTTAGCTCGGTCATCTCGTTCATTAAATAAGAGGATTTGTTAGCCGACTTGAGGTTATCCACCGCATGAAATATACTATAGATTGCATGAATGTCGTTGTCGCTTTTCCCTCTTGGCTTTTCAATACTATCAGTCCTTTTAAAACTTATCAATTTAGCTGCATCAATAACTGCAAGTTTGTAATGTGAAAAATATATCATATGAAGCTCATCCTCCGTGAGCTCCGGATAATTCGCCCAATGATTCATGTATAAGCATACATTCACATGTCGCATCGCTTCGGTCAGTATAAACCCGAATCCATTGATTTTATCGGTCAATAGTTTCTTTTGCTCGGCATTTAAGGGTTTAATATTTTCAGTGTCCATATAGTATTAATTTGAGTAAAGTTATGATTTATATACTGTCGTTTCTAAACACCCTGTAGTGTTGATTTTTGGATCATGGCAGTAACATTGATCCGTCAACCAGACGAGCTTAGCTTTTCCCGTAACCCGATGCTTTTTGAATGGCAGTCGGACAATGTAGTGACGGATCCAGGCTCAAATTTTTGCGGCTGGCTGTTCTTTACGGCATCTACGTTAGAAGGGTACAACGGCCCTGCCGAGGGACAATTGCTAATCATCGATTATTACAACATCCGGGAGGTGTTTACCTATAAGACGGTTTTTGATCCATCTAAGAACGAGCTGCCTCGAAAATCTTCGTCCGAAACAGCCTCTGCCTGGATCGCGCGGGTGATGGATGCCCTATCGAAAAATTTCAACATACGTTCGCGATACGTTCTTTCCATTGTTCCGGGACCGATACAGATGGGATCGGTAGGCGGCGGAGGGTTGATAGACTATTCGGCCGCCTGTATAGAATTTCTTGCAAGGGAAAAGACCGAAGATTCCCATATAGACGTCGTGTCGCAGATTGGCGGGAGCACGAACTATACCAATATCATCCTTTATAAAGAAGCCGGTGCTCAGCCGGCATACACCGAAAATCTTCGGGTTTACGCGGAACTATTTGCTGTTGTTGATGGTATGGCCACTAAGCTAATCGAATCGTCCATGCCTGCCGATCGTAACGGAATTGTACGTTGGGACGTTTCCCTACCGATCAGCTCGCTGCTGGAGCTGCACGGAATGGACCGTCCGGACTTTGATAGTTCAGCAATTTCATTTGGTAAGGGCGTGGTCTCCTATTTTATCAATTACACAGAGGTTTCTGGGGCAAATCAGCAAACCGCCGGCTTTCAGTTTACGGCCGAAAAATGGGCAGTACTGGGTGGTGTTTCGAAAAACCGAATAGGCATTACAGCGAATCAGGCTCTTGTCAACGAAGGGCTTACAGATTGGTTGCTGCCATCATCCGAACGATCCCAAAAGATCTTGCCAGCACAGCAGCTTTGGCTAAGTTGGATAAACCTCGTCGCGAACCTTCAGAACGTTACTTTGCGATTGGATATTGAGTACGACAACGACACGCGTTGGGTAGTAAACTTGCCAGTTCCGGACGTCGCAAAATTTCAAAAGATCATTGTGCCGGTCGATATGGAGGCTCTAGAAGTTAACACCTATTATCCCGAGTATAATGTAGTCGCATACAGTGTAGAGTTACGCCAAAACGGTATCCCCGTGAGTACGCGAATGAAATATGTGATCGATGATAGATATCTCGATTATTCACGCGTTTTCCTTTTTCAAAATTCCTATGGATCCTATGAGACCTTATATACATATGGGCGCAAGGTGACTAGCTACGACATTGAGAAAAGTACGGCTCGTCTGATGCAGATCAAGGATTTTGTGCTGCAAAACAGTACCGATATCGACTTCGACATAGCAATTCGCAATAAGGAAAAGATCAGTACCGGCTTCAAGAGCCGCGAAGCGATCCATGCGTTGCGCGATTTCTTTTTAAGCCGTGAGAAGTACGCATTCATAGATGGCCAGTGGTGGCCCATCAATCTTGCAAGTACTACTATAGAGGAACATACAGATGGGGAGAACCTTCACGCGCTTTCCTTCGAAATTACCGGCGGACATCTGGAGGAATTATGGAACAACAATAAATTATAGCAATGGACTATTTTCAAGATATCGGTGAATACAATTTTGATCTGATTCAGGGAGTCGATGAATCCCATTTTTTGAGTGACTGGCGCGTTAATGGCGAACCCTTCGTTCTGCAGGGCGCGGAGGAGATACGGGTCGATTTTCGTCGAGATCCATCCTATTCCGGAGAGCCAGATCTCTCCCTGACATTGGCAAACGGAGGAATTAGGGCAGAAAGCAATACTATGTACATGAACTTCGGGAAAAACACTCTAAAGTTAGTCCCAGGCCTATACCACTACGACGTACTTGTCGTGAAGGCCGGGAAGCGTTACACATACGTGCGCGGGCAAATGGTATTAACAGGAGTAATAACTAGATAATCTAAATTTTATGGCAGAAGGAATACAAGTACGAATTTATGCAGGGCCCATGTCCCTGCAGAATATGATGCTGAAAGTGACTGAGGCAACTATGGCAGCTGCCGTAGAAATGCAGCCACTTTTGGGCGGAACACAGGCCAACCCAAAAATAATCCCGAATGGACCCGCAGGTTTTACACGCAAGAGGGAACTCTCACCTGGCTGGTATAAATTAAATGGAAACGATGTTGAAGTTGTAAAGGGAAAAAGATGGCTATGGTGGTGGGAAAACACTTTTGGCGCTATTCTAGATCTGGGCGATCTGCCTAAGGGTACCGACGGTACCAATGGTACAAATGGCACCAATGGTAAAGATGCTAATCTAGGTGACTGGGATAGCAGTAAAACGTATGTATGGGTTAATACGGGAGATCAGTATGTTTTGTATCAGGGGAAGCTTTGGTCTATCGCGGCAAATCAGACAGCCGGTGCCGCAGATATTCCTGGTGTGAGTAACAAATGGATACTTAAAACTACGGACACCAGTAATCTCGCAAGCAAATCGGAGCTTAAAGACAGTACTAAGATCTTGCCAAGTACAGCTGTTAATTGGGCAAGCGGAATTTACATAAACCTTAGCGGCGGCCAATCTTCACTACAGGGATATCAATCGACAAATCAGATATCTATAGCAGATTCGGTCAAAAAGATAGTACTTGAAGGAAACATTTCGTACGGATCCGTTCAAAATAATATTGCGTTTTATGATCTTGCCGGCGCATTCATTTCCGGCCTCCAGATACCTACTACTACTTCACCGGTAGTGGTTGATGTTCCTGTAGGAAGTGTAGGATACCGTTTGTCAAATATTCAGACTGCAGGAGTGATCACCTCCTATTTCATGGTATCTGATGTTGTGTCCGGGCAATTAGCAAAAGAGCCGGTCACCGAAGCTTCTATCAACAAATGGACCGATGGTTATTACCTCAATACCTTGGGGGTGGCAACTGCGAACAGTGCTTGGTCGATAAGTGATTTTATTTTTGTTCCGGATGATGCACTCCAGTATTCGGCTCGGGTGTTGGCACAGATCAACCTCAGTGCAGTTGCTTGGTATGCTAGTCCGGATGCGACTACATTTATTTCGAGCACCGTAATAAATACGCAAACAACCTACTGGAAGGAAAATTTTGTAAAGCCTTCCGGAGCAAACTATGCCCGCGTTACCTTAACATCCGTTCTAAAAACTTCTGCCAAGGTATATTTTAAAAGTCTCTTCAAACTGATGAGCAACCTTGATCTCAACCTGATCTTGGACTATTTTCTTTTTTCCCCTTCAAAGTTTACCGTAGGGAAGTATATATCCTCGAGCAATGGTAAGCTCATGACCGCAAGTAACTGGACATATTCAGATTTTATTCCATGTTCATCAGCCGACTATGCGCTGTTTTCCGGAGGATCGGGAGCCAGTAGCGCAGGCGCACATCGGATTTCGTTTTATAGGGACAAATCAGAGGCCGGTTACATCTCCGGTATTCCACTTCCAGCTAGTGGCGCTACCACTTGGAATAACGAACCAATTATGTTTCCAGCAGGAGCAAATTACCTTCGGCTTTGTGCGAGCACGCTGGCAAACATGAATTCCTATCGTCTACGGTTAAAACTTAACTCAATAATAAAAGTCCTTCAAAGGGAAATAAACGTGCTCAACACGGAAAACAACGAGTCAAAAATCGTTGTCCCCGAATACTTGGACAGCGTGATCGGCCGCAATAATGATATCTTCTTTGATTTCTCCAATCTCAACCCGGAATCAAACGGCGGCACGATGGTGGTTACGGGCAACGATTCAGCAGCGAACTTCCTTAGACGCGGGAATGGTATCCGGCACGTTCCAGTTCCAGCTTCAACAAATAATGCACTTACCTACTCCTTGTTCGATCGAAAAATGAACCGATTGGAAGAAAAAAGGCTTATCGTGAGACCTGTTTCCAGGTCGGTTGGCGATGGGATTTCGGAGAAAATGATATGTGCTAGCGGTGATTCCATAGCTGAAAACCAAAATTATCCGACGGAATTGTATAGGCTTCTTGACGAAGATGGCGATCACAAGTTTATACAGATAGGCACCAGGGGGAGCGTTGGCGGTAAACACGAAGCTAGGGGAAGCTGGGGCTGGAAGCAGTATGTAAATCCAGAATACGAAAATTCACCTTATCAGGGCAAGACAAATGCCTTTATGTTCAGCGGGTTGCTAAATTTTCAGCAATACATGCAGACAAATTATCCGGACCTCACTAGGAAGGAGATTGATATATTTTCTATGCCATTGGGCACTAACGATGTGGGTCAGGGTATTGTTGTAGCAACCGATGCAGAGATCGACGAAATTATAGCCTATGCAAAGATCTTTATTGATGCATTCTTTAGCGCAGATCGCGGTTTCCCAAATGCAAAGTTTATTGTGGGGCTTTGTGCGATCGGTGCACCAGAGCTACATATAGGAGACAGGAGTGCCACAATTTTCAAAAGGTCTATCTCAAAACTTAACCAAAAGTACATTGAAGTTTTCGACAACGGGAAGTACCATCCAAGGGTCACTACCGTGATGCACGGTGCGTACATCGATAGGATTAACAGTTATCAGTTTGTCGACGAACCGGTGAATGACTATGTGACGCAGACAGTTCGGAGATATACTGACGGCATCCACCCCCAGCAAAGTGGCTACAGACAACTTGCCAGAGGTATGTATGGCAAGATAAGGGCAATATTAGCAGGCAATCTTTAAAATGAACATGAATAACAAAATCAAAAAATGGATCCAGGAAAACAGCATGATAGTCATGCTGCTAGTACTCTTTTTTGCGGCGCCCTATGCGCTGCGCAGTGTTGACCCCACAGCTGCTTCTTTTGATGCCGGCATCCTGCACACGATCGTGGTGGTGTGCTTTGCCTTTTCTGTGTTCCAGGCCTGCACCTGGTCAGTGGTCAAAACGATATGGCCGGACATTGGCCATTACTTCAGGACTGGCTTTTTCAAGGATGACTTCAAGAGGCTTTCGCCCGAAAAGAAAGTACCTATTTCTCTGGCGGTGTACTTTATCATCTTTATCTCCTTCGTCATTCTCACATGCGCGGTGTTGTAGTTTTATTGCTTGTGCTGGCCAGTTGGTCGGCACAAGCTCAACCGTCCAAGCGGCAGCTTGTAAAATACATTTACGACAGCCAGCTGCATGTCCGCGAGAAAACCGGAAAGAATGACGGTATCGAGGTGGAAAGCTACCTCCGGTACACAGGCCTTGGTAAAGGCTATGCTTGGTGTGCGAGCTTCGTGTGTTGGACGCTTGGCCAGGCAGATGTTCCCAATCCGAAAAATGCATGGTCGCCGGCACTGCTCCCTACCAGCCGGCTCATCTATCAGCACGGCAAAAATTCCCTGCAGGGAATTCCGCAGACTGCAGATGTATTCGGGATTTACTATTCCAATCTTAAAAGGATCGGACACGTGGGGTTCATCGATCAGTGGCAGTCCGGAAGTTACACCATCACCGTCGAGGGAAATACCAATGGTGCCGGCAGCCGGGAGGGTGATGGCGTTTACCGCAAGCGCCGACTGAAGAACCAAATCTATAAAGTAGCAACTTACATCAATTAAATGAGTGCATTTGAGATCATCGGTGACGGGATCAGCCTTGACGTTTCCCCGAACTCAAGGCTGACTGCCGAATTTGTGGCCACTACCTTTAACGAGGAGGCCGTTTTCTCCGGAAGCTTCGTCTATCCCGTTACTTTCCCCTTAACGCCAAAGAATATTGCATACTTTGGACACGCGCACCATCTGGAGAACCGGGCCGCCCGCGTGCGCCGAAATGTAACTATTGTCCTGCACGGAATGAGCTGGAAGGGTGCGCAGTTGGAGTTCGATGTTTCGCGCTCCGGATACGAAGGATCCCTGACGGTGGACAATGGTACGGTGGCCGAAAAACTTCGGGAGCTGACTTTGCCGGAGGTATTTTTGACCAGGGAAAACGGCAAGATCATATTTAAGACAATTTCGCTGGGCAGTAACTCCAGTGAGGCCGTTGCAAGTATGCTTGCCGAAAACCTCCCTGCAGATAACCTTGGCTTTTGCTGGCCGACGCTTAAGAATACGCGCATACTCGGACAGGAGACGGAGGAGAAATGGCAGGCGGTAAATGATTTTTCCAATATGGCCTCGGTCACCGATGATCTCTTTTACACCCCTTTCTTTTACCATACGTGGCTGATCCGGGAGGTATGCTCATTCCTAGGATATGAGGCGAAGGGCAGCTATCTAGAGGATGAATTTATCAAGAGCATTGTTATCTACAACACCGGGATACGAACGGGCTCGGACTTCAAGGCTGACCAAAAGGTATCTCCCTCGTATCATCTTCCTGGAGACACTATTGCGCAATATCTTAAGGGGATCCGGAACGACCATCGGGTAATGATATACTTTGATTCCCTTGACAAGATTGCATATTTTGAGTTTGCTCCGGACGTGATCAATAAATGGGACCAGATCGACGTGAGTGATAGCCTACACGATGATTCTCTCCAGATCAAGCAACAAGCCGAAACAGCGTTTAAACTGATCACGAAAATTGACGATTCGGACGAGTTATATAAGACGGTAAAGTACGAACTCTCTGTAATAGTTGGGTATGACGTCAGTAGATCAAAGGATTTAACCCTTACTTTCGGAAAACCGTTCACTAGCGGAACACAGTTTAAAGGAATGGTGGATGTTGTTATGCCAGTTGCACAGCAATCTGGAAATATCTATAGCGAGTTTTACAAAGAAAATGATTCCGTTTACAATGGAGCAAATGTCTACAATAAAAACGGTTTCTCTTTTCGGTTTCTCTCTTATAAAGGAGTGCAAGAAATTCGGGTGAACCCAATTTATAAAATGCCATTTGCTACCGGTAACAACATAGGTAACGGTGGTATATCCTACACTCAATCCCTGGATCAGGGTGGGGTAGCAGGGATAATCAACCAGATAACGTTACCTTACTACCAATTTTATTGTCTATCAGAAAAAGTAACAGTAAATGCGGAGATGAACGTTTTTCAGTTCTTTGGCCTTTCTCCCCTGCAGAAGATTGTCATAGCCGATAGAAATCGGGCGAAGGTTGCTGCTCTACTGGATAAAGTCGTATTTGAACCTCGGGAAAATGGAAGTAAGAAAAGTATTATTGGTAAGATAACATGTTATCCCAACTACGCCATTTTAGGGGGAGCCCAGAATATCCAGGTAGTAGTTGGTGAAGCAGAGCTGTCAACCCCGGAAGGAAAAATATTTGCCAAGCTGTTTACTAGAAAGATCAGAACGGAAACCGATGATGATGGCTTTATGACGGGATGGACGAATGATCTCACGATCCGTTTCTATTCCGATGAGGGTGGGGCATTCGCAGTATCGGTGGTCAATTTGCCATATAACATCGAACTGCAAAAATATACAGAGGACATGAAAGAGCAGATCGGAACCAGCACAATATCAGGAGTGGCCAACGGAACGGCCCACGATGCCGGAGAATATCTGCAATGGTTCGCTCAGGGTAGATATGATCGATATAAACAGTATCCGTACCTATCCGCTCCCGATAAAGAATTTGTTGTCATTGGGAATTACGTTTGGTTTAAAAATAAGTGGACCTTGAGGGTTTAAAATCATTGATCTAGCCGGCTTAAAGCCGGCTTTTTTCGTTTAGGTTCGTGTCGTTTCCTTGGTAAATTCTGTCCGGACTTTCGTACCATGGCAGGAAATACAGAAAACAGGTACGTCACCATTTATGTGGATGGCCGAGCGGTTGAAAATACGTTAAAATCACTCCGTCAAACATCCCGTCAGCTGACCAATGAGCTGGCTAGGCTTGAACCGGAAACCGAAGATTTCATCCGGAAATCGGAAGAATTGCGCAAGGTAAACGAGCGGATCAGAGCCATAACTGATGACATAAACGGCGTAAGCGAGTCTTTTGGCTTTCTTAAAGGCGAGATGGGCCAGTTGGTGAAGTCTGCTGCAGGCCTTTTCACTATATCCAAGATCGGCGAGACACTTTTGGCTGCAGGACAGCGAATCATCTCGCAAAATGCCGAGCTCAGCGATAGCTACGCTGCAGTAATGAAATCTACCGGTCTCACCGAAGTCGAGGTCAATGCAATGAACGAATCGTTCAAGCGCATCGATACCAGGACAGCAAGCGGAGAACTGTTGAACCTTGCTTTCGTTGCCGGTAAATTGGGGATTTCTGCAAAAAAAGATGTCGAGGACTTCGTGAAGGCTGCCGATATGATAGGTGTTGCCCTTGGCGAAGACCTTGGCGGCACCGAACAGGCAATAAATACTTTGGGCAAGCTGGCAGAGATCTTTAAAATCGAGGATCAATATGGGATTTCTGACGCTCTCTTAAAACTGGGGTCTACAATAAACACCCTTGGGGCATCGGGAACGGCGAACGAAGAAAAAATGATCGACTTTGCCAAACGACTTGCCGGACTTGCTCCATCTGCTGATATTTCCGCAGCCAATGTATTGGGCTTGGGCGCTAAGCTCGACGAACTGGGGCAAAGTATGGAGACGAGCTCGACTGCGATCGGCAAGTTTCTTGTTGAAATGGGTACGGATCTTCCAAAGTTCGCCAAGATCGCGGGTGTTACCACCAAAGAGTTTAGCGACATACTGGCTAAGGACGCCAACGAGGCATTTATCATGGTGCTGGAAAAATCCCGGTCGCTTACTGGGGGGATCGAGGGGCTGGCCTCCAGTATGCAGGCACTGGAGATAAAGGAATCCGGAGCCGTTCAGGCTCTTAGTGCACTGGCCAACAACACCGACGGACTCCGCGCGAGCCAAGCGCTGGCCACGGAAGAGTTCAACAAGGGAACTTCCGTGATAGCGGAGTTCAATACGGTCAATACCAATCTGCAGGCCAACCTTGATAAACTTAAGAACAAGTGGGATCAGATGTGGGAAAACAGTACTGTCCGGGCATGGCTGACTGATGTTACTGCGAACATGATCGGGTTAGTCGATAAGTTGAACGGAGTCGATTCGTCCCTGCAGCGCACAACGGACAGTTACCGCCAGCAAAGATCTGAAATGAGGGCGTTCGATAGCGAGGTCGGAACGCTGATGTCTACCTATGACGATCTGAAGGGAAGGACAAACCTCTCCAAGGAGGAACAGGAGCGGCTGAACAAAACAATCCAGGATCTATCCGTCCTTATTCCTGCAGCAGTCAGCGAATGGGATAAATATGGACGAGCTATTGACATAAATAGAGCCAAGGTCGAAGATTTTACCAAAAAGCAGCGAGAGCTCTTCGAGATCAGGGAGCGAGACAACATTCAGGAGATCGGTAAAACTTTTGCCGAAAACATGCGCCTTGCCGATGCCTGGCAGAAACAGATGCGGAAATCCCGTGATTTTATCGATTCTGGAAAAGTAGCAAAGGATTCGGAGCTGGCCATCAACCATGCCGAGCGTATCAAACGCGCCGGCGATCAAAACACCTTGGCACTCGGTCAGGCATATGACGCAGCTGTTGCCTTACGCGACGTCTACGGCCAGACCCTTACCAAGCCGATGCGCGATATCATAACCTATTTTGACGGGATCAACGGTACGGCACCCAAGTCGGCTGCAGCTCTTTATACGTTCGCTTCAAATGCCAGTGCCGCGATGACGGGCCCTGTTGACGAAGTGCGAAAGCATATCAAGCTTTTAAAGGATGTGCTGAACGATAAATCGTATTCCGAAGACGCTCACCAGGAGGCGCAGGTTTGGTTCGATAAATTGAATGCTCGACTGGCTGCGCTGACCAAGAAATATCCTACCAAGGACAAAACAAAAAAGACTCCGAAAACAGATGAGGAGCGCGCGCAGGAGCGGGCAACCGAACTTGCCAAAAAACTACTGAATGACGAGAAGTTGTTCGCTGCGCAGCAGCTGATCGATAAAGAAGAATATTTCCGAAAAGAAATTGCGCAGGAGGAGGCGAAGTACGATAAGCTGATCAGTGCGCGGGAGAAGTTTTTGGAAGAATTTGAGAAAAAAGGCGCAACCAAACAACAGGTAACTGACGCCAAGTCGACCATCTCTGATTTAAATACCCAAAAAGAAGCAGCTGTCGCTGCTAAGCGCGTTGAGCTTGAACGTGAATCTACGGAACTGGTAGAAGAACTGAGAGTGCAGCTGGGGAACAAGCACGCGTCGGAACTCCAGAAGGAGAAAAATCGGATAGAGGCTTTTTACAAAGAGCAGCGGAAAAGATTCTCCGGAAATGCGGAGGTACTCGCGCAGTTACAAAAGGATGAAGCCAGTGATCTGGCAAATGCAGAAATTCACGAGCGTGAGCGAATAGAGAAGGAAACGAAAGATATCAAGGATCGTACCGCTGCGCTCGTGGCCTCGGACAAGCAGCGTGAACTGGGGCAGATCGATGTCTGGTATGAAGCAGAACGGCAGAAGTTGCTCGATAAGTTCGCGACAGAGTATCAGGATACAGTAGAGTTCTACGCGCTTATGGATGCGCTCGAGGCGGAACGTGACGCTAAGAAAAATGAGTACAACCAAAAAAAGGACAGGGATCTTAACAAAACGAAAAAAGAGGTTGCTATCAATGCCGCCCAGGATGTATCGGACGCTCTTTTTACCATTGGAGCTAACAATAGAGATGCGGAGATGCAGGCTGCTTTAGCATCATTCCAGAGACAACGCGAAAGCGAACTTTCCAATAAGAACCTTACCGAAGCGCAGAAAAAGTCTATAAACGAACGCTATGATCGATTGGAGCGTGCAGAAAAGCTTAAAGCATGGAAGGCGCAAAAAAATGCAGATCTCTTGCAGGCCGGGATCAACATGGCGTTGGGAGTAACTCGAGCGCTCGCATCATCTCCCCCTCCTCTCAATTGGATCAACGCTGCAGCCGTAGGCGCTGCAGGCGTACTACAGATGGGAGTGATAGCAGCGACAAAGGCGCCACAGTTTTTTCACGGTGGATTTACGGACGACCCAAAAGGATGGGTCAGAAAGCCAACTATATTTACAGGTGCCACCGGAAAACAGTTTTCTGCAGGCGAGAACAGTATGCCGGAATATGTTGTGTCCAGTGAACAGCTTCGCAATCCTGTAGTGGCCGATTTTGTTGGCATGATGGAGAGCGGAAGAGAGAACCAGGTGCAGTCATTGATGCCATCCCAGACAATCGTCAACCAGATCGTGGATAATAGCCGTATGGAAGGGCTGATGATCGAAATGATTGCAGCATACAACAAAGCTGCAGATAAGAAAGTTTATATACCACTACAGGACATCGAGGATGCGCAGGAAAGGAAAGCTAGGATTCTAACCAAGGCAACAGCATAGAAATGGCAGAAGCAAACGAAATAATGAAAAGATGGGGTGGTAACACCCTATCCAGTATTAAAGCAAGTTACATGGGGATGATCAACTCCCGTCATCGCAGTGGGGATGGACTGGATTCGATAAAGATCAGTTACGGACGTAGATATGGCGATATCGAGCGAATTGGGTTCAAGTTTATGCGACACCTTATTTTTGTACACAAAGGAGCAGGTCGCGGAATGGGCGGTAGCAAAGGTTCCAGCTGGGTAACTTCGAGCGGGCAGCGTAAGAAAACCAATCAAAGATCACTGGGCAAAATGAACCGCGGAAATCGGCTTGCAAAAAGGTGGCTTAGTCCAGTGTTAGACCGAGAAGTGCCTAAGTTGGCTGATGAAGTGATGAGAGCAAATCTTAATGCGGTAGTGAACGCAATAGAAATATAGCGCCCGTTCCAAGCGATACAAACGGCAATTGCCACAAAAAACGCCGCTTAAAACAATTTGAGCGGCGTTTGTATCGTTTGTAACAATTTTTAAGAACCTTAGCCAAGGAATCCCGATCTCGAAAATTCGGCTAGACCTTCTTGTATTTTCATTGCCTGCTCCAGCTTGTATTCTTCGTCGATGTGCGCGTATCTTTCGGTCGTGTCTATCCGCGAATGGCCTAGAATATCCTTTAATGCGTACAGATCGCCGACACTGGTCATAAATAGGTAGCCAAATGTGTGCCGACCCACGTGTGATGTTAAGCGTTTTGTAATATTCGATTTTGCAGCTAGGTCTTTCAATGTCCTATTGTATTCTTGCTGAGTCGGGAGTGTGAAAAATTGGTTGAGCGACTCATTAATAAGTTTCTTCGCAATAGGGATTATAGGAATCTTGATAGTTTTTGGCGCTCGCTGTATGTTTTTGCGCATGGTAAAAAGTAAAAAGTTGTCCGAAAGCATCCAGCTTTTATTGGCGGCGTAAATGTCCGAAATCCGCAGTGAAGTAAAGCAGGAAAAGAGAAATGCGCGATGCACCACAGATTCTATCTCGGAAAGCGGATATGTTTTCGGTAGATTGATCAGTCGGTTAAGTTCCACCCGGTTCAGGAACGTCGTAGGTGTTTTGGTATATTTATTCTCAAAGTCAATGGCATCTTGGTCGACGTATATCATCGCTTCTTCATTCGCAATTCGTAGAAAAGATTTTACGTCCTTTATAGTCGTCCAGATGGTATTAGGCTTGAGATCCAATTTTTTCAGATGTCCACGGAAGTCTTTCATCCATGCGTGGTTTATTTCATCGAACCGGGTATCTGCATTGAACCTCTCGACTTTATTTATTGTATTTCCGTAATTCTTACTTGTCTGTTCTGAGATCTCTCGCTTGTTGTAAAGTTCCTTTCGACGCTCTAGCATATATGCAACAAGTGACCGTCTTTTATCCAGGTACCGTAATTCCCGTTTCAGGCTATTCATGGTGAGCAGCTTCTCGCGAAGTCTGTACACTTTGGCGATGTTGTTGAGTTTTCCTCTTTCGGTCATGATCACCATGTTGTAATCATTCACGTCAGTATCGCCCTTGAACCTGGGAAGAAGTTGGCATGCCTCTCGATCAATTTTATCATGATCCCAACGTATTTTTAGCGGTACGTGGTCCTCTTCGTACTGACCGGGGGAGGACACATACAAGCGGAGATAGATAGAAACGGTACCGTTTGTCTTGTGAACGGCATGCTTATGGAAAAACAAAGTTGTTTTAAAAGTGAACATGTTCTGTGAAAGTTGTGATTTGGCCAT